CGGCGCGGCGGCACCGGGAGAGGCCTGCGGCGCGGTCGGCTGGGCGCCCTGCGCGGCGGCGGGCGGCGCAACCGCCAGCGCCACGCCGATCCAGACCGCAGCCGCCGCGCAGGCGCGCGCGAGACCGCACGATCGGTTATTGAAGAAAAAAACCATCTGTGGTTGCATCGTCCGGGGGCTGCGAGCGCGTCTTATAGACCATTCGCGGCAGGATTCGAGTGGCGTTGTGGCGTGGGGTGCGGTCACATGGCTGTGGCCGGGCGTGCAGACGGGGGCGACAGGACCGGGCAGCCGCGACGCTCCGGACGGATGGTGGCCTCTGCGCGCAGCCTCACGACGTTGGCCGCCGGCGTGCTCGGCCGTTTCCGTTCGCAGGACAACGCCAAGGCTGCCAGCCCTGGCGAGCCCGGACCGGCCGCCGAGCTGGACTGCCTGCGCGACGTTTTCGCCCCCGCCCTCCTCAAAGCCGCCGAAGCGCGCAGCGTGGGCGTCGGCGTCGGCGCCGACCAGGTGCTGATCCGCTGGGGCGTGATCGACGAGGACACCTATCTGCGGCGGTTCGCGCACCACGCCGGCCTCGGGCTGGAGACCTTCGACGACGTCGCGCGCGCCGACTGCCTGCTCACCGATGACCAGCTTCAATGTGGCGCGCGGTACGGCCTGCTGCCGATCCGGCAGGACGGAGAGACTGTGTTCGTCCTCGCGCCGCGCGGCTACAGCGCGCGGCGGACCGCCCGGCTGATGGCGCGCTATCCCGCGCTGGCGGAGCGCCTGCGCGTGGCGACAGCCGCTCGCTTGAACGAGTTCCTTGAGCGCCGCACCGGCGATGCGCTGGCGCGCACCGCCACGGATGGCCTGCTCCAGCATTTTCCGGAGATGTCGGCGGCGCCGCGTCAGGCCGCTTCACGCGGATTTGCCGGCATGGCACGCTACGCGCTGCGGCTCGCGGCTCCGCTCGTCCTATTGACGCTGATGCCGATGGCCGTGATCGAGGCGTGCAGCGTTGTGTTGTCGCTGTGGTTCCTGCTGTTCACGAGCCTGCGGCTTGCCGGAAGCTTTGCGCCGCGGCCGCGCCCGAAACCCCTGCCGCGGCTGCCCGACTGCGACCTGCCGGTCTATACGGTGGTCGCAGCGCTCTACCGCGAGGCCGCGTCCGTTGCGCCGCTGATGGCGTACATCGACGAGCTCGACTATCCGCGCGAGAAGCTCGACGTGAAGCTCGTCATCGAGCCCGACGACCTTGCGACCCGCGCGGCGATCGCCCGGCTCGGCGCGATGCCGCACGTCCAGGTCATCATCGCACCGCAGGCCGGGCCGCGCACCAAGCCGAAGGCGCTGAATTGCGCGCTGACGTTCGCACGCGGCGCCTTCATCACCGTTTTCGACGCGGAGGACCGTCCCGAGCCCGGACAGTTGCGCGCGGCGCTCGACGTCTTCCGCACCTCGGACCCCGACGTCGCCTGCGCGCAGGCCAGCCTGTGCATCGACAACACGGCCGACGGCTGGCTGCCGCGCATGTTCACTGCGGAATATGCCGGGCAGTTCGACGTGTTCCTGCAGGGCTTCTCGCAATTCAGGATGCCGTTGCCGCTCGGCGGATCGTCCAACCATTTCCGCACCTCCGTGCTGCGCGACGCCGGCGGCTGGGACCCTTACAACGTGACCGAGGATGCCGATCTCGGCTTCCGGCTTGCACGGCACGGCTATCGCAGCGTGTGTGACGCGCAAGAACACGTGGCACCGCCGGGATTATCCGGGATCAGCCGGAATTAATCGGGAAGTGCCCGGAAATATTGGGCTTCTGTGGGGTCTGGCGGCTTTGCCTGGTCGCGGCGCCGGCGCAACTTCAGATGTCACCGTCGCGGCGGCCGATGCTCGAAATGCTCGCAATTCCGCGCGCTGAATGCCCAACTGGGATGCGGCAGCGGTAGTCGGGGCGGCTGAGTCCCAGTTTCGAATCCCGTCAATTAGGCCGCTTCCTGGCTTTCAACGACCGAACCGGGATGGCTAAGTGGGATTCTGCATGGCGACTAAAGCAGCCTTGAGCTGGCCTTCAGGCCCACGCTCCGCTCGCAGCTTGCCATCGACTTCCGCCACCTTTCCGAAATCGTGGTCAAGGCCGCTTCGGCACGGGCGGGAGAATAGGACCGAAGCACTTCGCGGAGATAATCATCGAGCGCGAACGCTGCAGTCATGCAATCGGTGGCCTTGTGTTGAGGGTCGGGAATCTGGCCGACCCGCGCGACGACAATGTCGACATAACGGCTCTGGATTTTGAGCTCATTGGCGTCAGCGTAGCGAAGAGCACCCGCAGTCGCTTTCTCGATGTCACGCATCACAGAGACGAGTTCTTTGTGGCTCTTCACTTCCCGGATGGAGCGCGCCCGATCCGGATTGACCATCATCAGATCGTACAGTTCCCTCTCTGAGAGCCGCGGGGTGGCCGCCTGCGGCTTCGCGTCCACGGCGGGCGCTGTATCGTCTGTGGCGCCGCCGAAGTACCACCATGCGCCGCCGGCGACGATGATAAACAAAACCGCCAGCTGACCCAGCTTGCTGCGAGCCACTCTTTGACCGAGCTCTTTCCCTGAAGCTGAAGCTGATTCAGACGCGCTCATAGCGTTCTCCCGAACCATCGAACCCGCGCTTCTATCCTCAACTTATTTACCTCGGCAGCCGGCACGAGTTCGTCATCATACACCGGGTTGTCGGACTTCAAAGCGATACTGCCGTCGCGGCGAGGCTGGAGGCGTCTCAAAAGAACCATCCCGCCAAGCGCGATCAAGTAAATGCCGTCATCGAACGCACGAATTATGGAGCGATCGATTAAGACAAGGTCGCCGTCGCGGATCGTCGGCTCCATCGGATCGCCAACAGCAATGAGGACCGCGGCCGACGCCGGCTCAACCCCGATCCTCCGCAACCACTCGGTCCGGAATCCTATGAGCGGCTTGGCACCATCAACATCCTTTAACGGAGCGACAGCGTGCGAGCGGGCGCTCGCCCCAAGATCGAGGCGTGGCAGGAACGTGTATTCCGCCGCGGCCGCCGCCACGGCCGCCGCAAAGCTGCCACTGCCTGCGGTGGGGTCCAACATGATCTGGTGGATGCGATCGTCCAGCAGCGCTGGATCGCGAAAAAGCCAGTCGAGCGACACTTCGCACGCCTCCACGATCGAGATGGCCTTGTCGATCGTCGGCTTCGACGGCCCTTTGATCCATTGACGGACGCTTGACTCGGTCAGTCCGCAGAATCCTGCGAACTGGGAGACATTTCCCTGCGAGTGGCGCTCGATGAGCCACAAAAGTCGTTGTTTAAACGACAATTTTCCCCCTTTTCGCAAAAGCTTGCGAATCACGCAGAACTTTGCGAATGTGGCTGTCACCAAAGTGATTTTCGCCCCCGAAAAAACGGCCGTCAGGCCGCTCGGGTGAGGGATGCCGATGGGTTGGGACCGTCACGCCATCAAAGCCGCCGTCCATCGCAAGGGTCTCACGCTTGTCGGGATCGCGCGGGCGCGCGGCCTTGAGCCGAGCGCCTGCAAAGTGGCCCTTCGCCGGCGCAATTTTGCCGGTGAACGGGCGATCGCCGAGGCCCTTGGACTGGAAGCGTCGGATTTATGGCCGGACCGCTATACCGGCACCTCTCGAAGGGAGGCTACCCGGAAAGGACTCGTTGCGGCGAGTCAAAAGGATTCGAAATTGTTGACAAGGCGGTCCGCATGACGAACCGCCGCTACAACCTCCCGCTGCACCTGCTCGTTCTGGCGGCACTGGCCGGGTCCATTTTCGCGCTGGCCCAGGCGGCTTTTTCGACCGCAGAAGGCTGGGGTTGCACCGCTCAACTCATGCCCTCCGCGCAAGCGGGCCATTCAACGGGTTTTGAAGCGGCTGCGCGCGACGGCGCGGCGCGGGGGCGGCACTGATGGCCCGCAACCGCAAGCGCGCCACGGCGCATCCCGATCTCTTCCGCGACTATGCCGCTCCGACTGTCGTGGAGCGCTACGAACCCGAACGCATGCGCGCGGCGACGATCACGATGCGGGTCGCACGCGCCGTTTCCGAGGCCCTGAAGAATGACGGGCGCCCGCGGGCGGCGATCGCTGGCGAGATGTCGGCCTATCTCGGCGACACCGTCACCGAGCACATGCTCGACCAGTACGCCTCGCCGTCGAACGACAAGCACAACATCCCGGCGCACCGGCTGCTGGCGTTGCTGGTGGTGACCGGCGACGCCCGCCTGATCAACGCGGTGCTGGCCGACACGGGATTGGTCGCCGTCGCGGAAAAGTACGAGGTGCTGATCCGGCGCGAGCTCGCCAAGGAAGCGCGCGACCGGCTCGACCGCGAGATCGCCGCCACTGATGCACAGTGGAGGGCGGGCCGATGAAGGTCTGGCTTTCCGCCTCGGAGATCGCGGCGCTCGGGCTGCCGGGCCTGCCGGCAACGAAGCGCAATATCAACGTCTGGGCCGATCGCAACGGCTGGGATGCACATCCCGAATACGCCCGCCCGCGCGCCGGCCGCGGTGGCGGCCTCGAGTATCACATCCACATCCTGCCGGCCGACGCGCGCGCCGCCTACATCGCGCGCCACGTCGAAATGGTCGAGCTGCCGGCCTCGGTCGCGCGCGAAGCTGCGAGCGAGCCGGGCGCGGCGCATCTTAACGGCCCGGCATCCGAGGCAAGGGACGCGCGCCTGGCGCTGCTCACGCTCGCCGACCGCACGGCGAGCGAAGGCAAGCTGGCACGGAAGGTTGCCGACCGGCATTTCGCCGATCTGTACAACGCCGGCCGCGTCGACGTGGCCGGATGGATCAAGGCGGAGGTCAAGTCGCTGACGCCGCGAACGCTGGCGCGCTGGCGTGCTGCCCGCGTCGCCGGCAAGACCGTGAAGCTCGCCGTCGATCGCGCCGCCGCCCGGCGCGGCACCGGCGTGCTCGATCGCGCCGAAGGCGGTGCCGTCAAGACCTTCATGCTGGCGCTGCTCGCCAAGCAGCCGCAGCTCACAGCGCACCATTTGCGCGCGCTGGCCTGCGAGCGGTTTCCGACTGTGCGGCTCCACGATCGCACACAGCCGCTGCCGCCGATCCGCACCTTTCAGCATGCCTTGAAGGCGTGGCGGAACGAGTATCGCAACGAGCTCACCGCCATTCGCGATCCGGATGGTTTCAAGTCGCGCGTTCGTTTCGCCGCGCGCGTCGCTAATGCGGCCGACCGCCTCAACGAAGTCTGGCAGATCGATGCGTCGCCGGCGGACGTGCTGCTGGTCGACGGCCGCTACAGCATCTATGCCTGCGTCGACGTCTGGTCGCGCCGCTTGGTGGCGCTGGTGTCGAAGACGCCGCGCGCATCGGCGGTCGGGCTGCTGATCCGCAAGGCGATCAAGGCGTGGGGCATCCCCGAGCGCATCAAGACCGACAATGGGTCAGACTTCGTCGCCCGCGAAACCCAGCGGCTCTTTGCGGCGCTCGGCATCGAGCACGATCCGGCCGCACCCTTTAGTCCCGAGCAGAAGGGACACGTGGAGCGCGTGATCGGCACGCTGCAGCGCGGGCTGATGCGAACGCTGGAGGGCTTCGTCGGTCACAGCGTCGCCGACCGCAAGATCATCGAAGGCCGCAAGAGCTTCGCCCGTCGGCTCGGAGAGGCGCCGGAAGATGCCTTCGAGGTGCGGCTCACTGCGATCGATCTGCAACAACGCCTGGATGAATGGTGCGCCGTCACCTACGGCAACGCGGCGCATGCAGGTCTCGACGGCATGTCGCCCTTCGCACGGGCCGCCTCCTATGCGGGGCCGATCCGGCGCATCGAAGATGATCGCGCCCTCGACATGCTGCTGATGCCGGTCGCTGGCAAGGATGGCCGCCGCGTCGTGACCAAGACCGGCATCCGTATCGACGGCGCCTGCTACCTCGGCGGCTTCCTCAACGTGGGCGACGAAGTCCATGTCCGCATGGACCCCGCCGACCTTGGCCGCGCCTACGTCTACTCGCTCGACGGCGTCACCTTCCTGGGCGAGGTGCTCTGCCCCGAGCTCGCCGGCATCGACCCGGCCGAAGCGATCGCAAAGGTTCGCGCCGAGCAGAAGCGGATCATGGACGAGCGCCTGGCCGAGGTGCGGCGGGAAGCGCGCGCGATCAAGGCGAAAGACATCGCTCCGGCGATTCACCGCCAAGCCTTGGTCGACGCGGGCAAGCTCGCCGAGTTCCCGAAGCGCGTCATTGCGCATTCGACGCCCGAGATCGCCGCTGCGCTCGATGCCGCCCAGGGACTCCTCCTGGACAAATCGGAGCCGGTGCATGCGCCCGACGTCATTGCGCTGCAGGCTAGGCTGATCGCTGAAGAGCGCCATCCGATCGTCAGGCCGCTACGAACCGAAGAGACCGCGCATCAGCGCTGGCAACGCGCCCGCGCCCTTGAAGACGCGATCGCGTCGGGGCGAAGCGCGTCCGATGAGGACCTGTTGTGGCTCGGCGGTTACCGCACGGGTCCCGAATACCGCGGCTTCGCGCTGACCTACGGAGTCAGCCTTGAAGAAAAGAACCCCGCCGAAGCGGGGCGAGGATCACTCTAAACGGAGAATGGAAATGACGATGCAGACGTCCGCTGTCAAGGGTCCGGTTGCGTTGAAGAATGTCGCCTCTTTCATGGCGATGGCCACGCGCCTCATTGAGCGCGATCCGCACCTGCCGGGCATCGGCGTGTGCCACGGTCCGAGCGGTTACGGCAAAACCTACGCATCCATTTTCGCGCAGAATCGTACCCGCGCCCTGCGGGTCGAAGTTGGCGACAGCTGGACACGCCGCACGCTCCTCACGGCCATCCTGCGCGAGGCGGGATCGGCCGCAGCCAAGCGCGGCACCATCGCCGACCTCGCGGAAGCGGTGATCATGAAGCTCGGCGATGACCCACAGCGGCCGCTGATCATCGACGAGGCCGACAAGCTGGTCGACAAGGGCATGATCGAGATCGTGCGCGAGCTCCACGAGCATTCGAGCGCGCCGGTGATTCTGATTGGCGAAGAGAAGTTGCCGAACAAGCTGCTGTCGGTCGAGCGGCTGCACAACCGCGTGCTCGACTGGCTGCCGGCGCAACCCTGCGATCTCGACGACACGCGCGCACTCGCGGCGGCGTTCGCGCCGCGCGTGGCGCTTGGTGATGACATCCTCGAAGCGATCCGTGCGCAGTCCGGCGGTCGCGCCCGGCGCATCGTGGTCAATATCGCCCGCGTCGCCGAGACGGCGCGCAACAAGGCGGCAACCTCGATCGGGCTGAAGGAGTGGGGCACGCGGCCGTTTTTCACCGGCGAGCCGCCGCCACCGCGATCCGTCGAGCCCTACAAGCGCTCCAAGACGCTGGCGGCCTGATCATGCCGCGTCTTGGCTATCAGGAAATCGTCCGCCTCTCGGTGCGCGTGCCGCGCGGCATCGAAGGCTACTGGTCGATCATCCGCGAGCTCGACCCGAAGGGACCGTGGTCGGTGCCAGCGGTTTTCGCGCGAACGAACGAACCGCACAAGGACTCCGTCAATGACTACGTCAAGCGGCTTGTGCGCGCCGGCATCGCCAAGCAGGTCGGCGAAGAACCCTCGAGCCGGAACAGCTCGCCGACCAAATTCTTCCGCCTGTTGAAACGGCCGGCGGATGCCCCGAGGCTGCGCCGTGACGGGTCGGTGGTCGAAGTCCCGGCGCAGCAGAGGATGTGGACTGCAATCCGCTCGCTCAAGCAGTTCAGGCTCGCCGAGCTCGCCTACGCTGCCAGCACCGGCAGCCCGATCAAACCCAATGTGGTGCAAGCCTACGTCCATCGGCTGCGGATGGCCGGATACATCATCGCACTGACCCGGAGCGACTTCCGGCTGAAGCCGTCGATGGATACCGGGCCACGCTCGCCGAAGATTCTCAAAACGCACATCGTGTTCGACCCCAACCTCAACAAGGTGATGGGTGATGACATCGTCGACGCGGAGGAGGTCGCATGAAGCGCGGTCCCGCCGCTGGCGCAAAAACCAAAACAGACTTCGTCGCCAAGGCACGCGCCGCCTATGGCGACACCCTGCCGGACTGGGTCGAAGAGCTCGCGATCGAGGCGTCCAACACCTCGGCGGTCACGGCCGCCAAGAAGATCGGCTACTCGGGCTCGCTGCTCTCGCATGTGTTCTCCAACACCTACACCGGCGACATCGCGCGCGTCGAGGCCAAGGTCCGCGGCGCGCTGATGGGCGCGACCGTGATCTGTCCGATCCTCGGCGAGATCGGCCGCGATCGCTGCCTCGACGAACAGAAGATGCCGCGCAGCGCCACCAGCTCGCTGCGCTCCAAGCTTTACCGCGCCTGCCGGTCGGGCTGCCCTCACTCGCGCATCAAGGAGCATTGAACATGCTGTCGCAGGATCTGCAGAACCTGTCCGCCTGGCTGCAGCAGGTGGCCGCAGACGAGCTGGAGGTCACACCAAAACAGCTGCGCGCGATCGCCCGTGGGTTAGAGGGCTCGGCCGACATGGCCCGGCAGCTGGAGCGCACCTGCATCGCCCAGGCGGTGCGCCTGGTCGAACCGCTCGCCGCCAACGTGCTGCGCCTGCCGGAGCGATCATGAGCGCGATCTACATCACCGTCAGCACGGTGCTGGAGGCGGTCGCCGCCACCTTCGATCTCTCCGTGATGGAGCTGCGCTCGCCGCGGCGCGGCAGCAAGCTGCTGTGGATGGCGCGAGCGGCGGCCTGCCTGCTGGCACGCGACCTCACCGAGAAGACCTACCTGCAGATCGGCCACTCGCTCGGCCTGCGCGACCACACCACGATCCTGCACGCCGTCCGGAAGGGCGAAACCTACTGCAAGACCGATCCGGAGTTTGCGGCAAAAGTCGCCGCGGCGCGCACCGCGATCCAGGTGGTGGCGCGCTCGCAGCTCGCCCGCCTGCTCGACGATCCCGATCCTGTCGCCGTCGCGCGCCGCCTGTGCGCCGACCCGATCCGCGAGGCGACGCAGGTATCGACGCTGGAGACGCTGGCGCTGGCGGTGCGCCTGCTCACCCTCGAAGACATTGCCGGCGGCGCGTTCGTGCTGCTCGGCAAGATGTTCGACGCGCCGGAAGGCTCCGACATCCACCGGCTGCGCCAGGACAACCAGGCGCTGATCGAGGCCATCACCGAGACGCTCGCCTCGCTCGGCTACGGCGAGCCGGGCCAACCCACACCGGAAGCAAAGGAGACACTGCATGTCTGAGGACGGCACCATCATCGTCGACGGCAAGATTTTCATGCACGACGCCCACGGCCACCTCGTGCCGAAGGAGCTGATCAAGCCGCAGCACCTGCTGGAAGACCAGACGGTGCGGAAGATCGTCAGCTACGCCCAGGAGCTGTCCGGCCAGATCGCGCGTTTCCGCGGACACACCTTCGACGACGTCGCGGCCTTCGCCGAGCTGCTCGCCCAGCAGTACGGCGCCCGCGTCGGCGGCAAGAAGGGCAACATCACGCTGACCAGCTTCGACGGCCTGCTCAAGGTCACCGTGCAGGTGCAGGATCAGCTGTCGTTCGGTCCCGAGCTGCAGGTAGCCAAGCAACTGGTCGACGACTGCATCACCGCCTGGGCCGATGGCGCCCGCTCCGAAATCCGCGCCCTCGTGGAGCACGCCTTCCAGGTCGACAAGGAGGGCCGCATCAACCGCTCCGCGCTGTTCCAGCTCCGCCGTCTCGACATCGAGGACGCGCAGTGGCGCACCGCCATGTCGGCGCTCGGTGATGCGATCCGCGTCATCGGCTCGAAGGAATACGTCCGCTTCTACAAGCGCGCTACGCGCGTCGAACCGTGGACGCCCATCACCATCGACCTCGCCGCCGCCTGAAGGAGGACATCATGCGGACCCCGCTGCCGGAACTCTCGATCACGCCGATCGGCGTGAAGGACATCGCCGACCTTGGACCCGCGCCGATCGACCTCGACGATTTTGCCGCCGCGATCGAGGCCAACACGCTGAATGCTCGCGCCGCGGAGATCGCGGACCTGGTGGCACGCTGGCTGGCCGGCGGCTGGTCGTGGCACCTCGAAGGCGCGAAGGCCGTCACGCTCTCGGCCGTCTCCAACTTCGATCCGCGCATCACCCACAAATTCCACTTCGACCGCGGCGTGTTCGAGGAAAGCGAGATCGTCTGCGACGATCGCGAGCGCGGGCTTTATCTCGTGGTCGCCCCGCCGCCCACCGACAACCGCGACGTCGCCTTCAGCCCGGCGCCGCTGCACCGCCTGGCGGACGCGATGATCGCCATGGACGTCGTGATGCCGCTCGGCGTCGCGGAAAAGATCGGCGGCGACCGCATTTCCGAGGTGCGGTCATGAACGCGGTGTCCGCCCAGCAGATCACGATCATCCGCACCCTGGTGTCGCGCGCCGGGATGGACGAGGACACCTACCGCGCGTTGCTGGCGCGCGAGGCCGGCGTCCGCTCGGCCAAGCAGCTGACCAGGATCGCAGCCGGCCGCATCATCGACCATCTGCGCGGCGCGGTTGGTCAGCCCGTCTGGGCCAAGGGCGCCGTCGCCGGCCTGGACAGCCCGATCGCCCGCAAGATGCAGGCGCTGTGGATCACCGGCTACAACCTTGGCCTGATCCATGACCGCAGCGACAAGGCCATGCTGGCCTTCTTGGAGCGCCAGACGGGTGTCTCACACACGCGATTCCTGGCGCACCCCTCGGAAGCATCCGCTGCGATCGAGGCCCTGAAGTCCTGGCTGCGCCGCGAGGGCCGCGTGGCTTGGCCCCACGAGCCGCGCCGCGGCGATGCCGACATCCTCGATCTGAAGCGCGCCGTGATCGAGGCGCAGTGGGCGCGGCTCGGCGAGCTCGGCGACGCCTTCGGCCGGCACACGCCCGATCTCGCCACCTATGCCTCCAAGGTGGCCGGCCGCCGCGCCTGGGACGAGTTCGAGAGCTGCCACTACGACGCGGTGCAGAAGTCGCTCGGGCGCCGCTTGCGCGACGCCATCGTGCGCCGGCATGCGGAGGCGCGCCATGCCAGCTAGCCGTGCCTGGTCGCGCCGTGACCACGAATTCTTCCTCCAGCTCGCGGGCAAGGGTCTTACCGCAAGGGCGATCGCCGTGCAGATGACGGAGAGGCTCGGTGTCGACGTCTCGCGGAGCGCGGTGATCAGCCGGATGCACCGTGCCGGAATTTGGCGCAAGCGGGAGAAAGCTGAAGCGCCGCCGAAGCGGCCCTCGCCGGCGCGCGTCGTCGCGCCGGAGCCTGCGCCGCAACCCGTTCAGCCCGTCGTGAAGCGGCGTTGCGACGACGTCGCAACCGTCGCGCTGCTCGATCTCCAGCCGCATCACTGCAAATGGCCGGTCGGCCATCCCGGTACGCCGGGATTCGGCTTCTGCGGCGACATGCGGGTCGACGGCACGCCGTATTGCGCCGGCCACAACCGGAGGGCGGTCAATGGCCAAGTATAGACCACCTCTGACACAGAAGCGCTGGACAGAGGCCATCGCCCTGCGCGCCACCAACGTCCGCATGCGCAAGATCGAGCAGCTGCTCGGCGAAGTCGCCTACCTGTGGGGCGACGAAGATCAGTACATCGTCAACATCTGCGACGAACTCGCCCGCGAGATCGCGAACGCGCGGCTGGACTTCGTGGCGAGTGTGCAAGCGCGCGTCGAGGAGCGCGAGATCGAACGTTGCAGGCGTCGAATGATCGACCACGCGCTTCGGGTGCAAGCGCGGCGGAAAGCTGACGCCGTTTGCGATTGCCAGCACCCCGAAGAGACCGCCGGCGGGTTCAGAGCCATCAGCGTCGACTGCCCCATTCATGGAGACCGATGATGCAGATCACCCATGTGCGCGTCCGCAAACTGACGTCGGGGCCGGGCTTCGCGCACCGCGCCGTCGAGGTCGAGGCGGTCCTCGGCGAGGACGAGAATCCGAGCGCGGTGCGCCGCGAGCTGGAGCTGTGGTGTGAGGCCGAGCTCGCCGGGAAGACGATACACGATCTTCATGAGGAGCTCGCCGAGCTCAAATGGACGATCGACAAGCTTCGCCGGAGCAAGACGTCGCTTGAAGTCGAAGTTGATTCTCTCCGCTCCGAGATCGCGCGTCTCGGCGGCGTTCTGGCGGCCATCAAGCTGAAGGAAGAGGACACCGGCCAGGGCGACATCGAGACGGCGATCGCGAAGCAGGACGAGGACCTGCGCGACAGCGCCGTAGTGGTGCCGCTGCGCGGACCCAATGGGGCCGCGACATGAACTCGCATCGCTGTCCCGCGGGACACTGCCCTGCAACGGTGCCCAGCCACATGCTGATGTGCGCGCGGCATTGGCGCATGGTGCCGAAGCCGTTGCAAACCGCAATTTATGAGACCTATCGCAGCGGCCCGACGGCGTCCCATCGTGCGAACATCGCCGAAGCCATCGAGCTCGTGATCGCTGCAGAAGCTGGCCGTGCCGCCCCCGGCACCGTGCCCGGAATGAAGGCGCTCACGGTCTGGCAGCCTTGGGCGTCCCTGATCATGATCGGCGCGAAGGCCTATGAGTTTCGCCGCTGGAATTTCACCGACCGTTCGCACCTTCGGCATCTCGTAGGTCAACGCATCGTCATTCACGCGGGAGCACGTAAGCCGACGTTGGTGGAGTGCGACGACATCATCGGCCGAATCTATGAAGGCGAAAGCGCGCTGGACGCCGAGCTGGCCCTGCCGCTTGTCCGGAGCCTTATGAGCAGCATCGCTTCCAGAGCGCAACCCTCGGTGCTGCTGGCGGCTGCCCTCGGCACCGTCGTCGTCGGCGAGCCGCGTCGTTGCACCGACCTGTTCGCTGGCGTGATCGCCGACAGCGATCGCATCGATGAGCATATGTGGGCCTGGCCGATGACCGACCCGCAGCCATTCCCTGCGCCGATCCCGGCCGCAGGCGCTCAGGGCTTCTGGAACTGGTCATGACCCGCCGCCCGCGCCGCATCGTCATTTCGTTCGATCGGATTCTTGCCGCTAGCGAGATGATCCGAAAGCAGCACGCCTTCTGGTCGGCCGACGGCTATATCGCGACCGGCGCACGGCTCTATCGCTGCCGCGACGGCAGCTATACGGCGCGCGTCGTCTGGCGCAAGCGCGAGGCGATCGTCTCGACGGTCACCTGCACCGTGCAGGGAGTTGTCCTGGCATGAGGGATGACCTGCCCGGCGTGCTGGCGGAGATCGCGGAGGTGGCCGGCGAGGCCGCGGCGATCACGCTCGCGGCGCGCTACGGCGGCATCCGCGTCTACTTCCCGCGCCGCGCCGGCGCCGGTCACTGGCTGGTCGAGTGCGTCGGGCAGCGCGCGGCCGATGCGATCTGCGCCCATTTCGCCGCCGAGGAAGGCCCGGGCATCCGGGTCGACATCCCACTCTACAACAGCGGCGCCTATCCGCGCCTGCGCCGCGCCATCGCCAAGCGCATCCACGATCTCGATCTCGCCAACAAGTCATCGCGCGACATCGCGCAGCAGGTTGGCGTGGCCCAGCGAACCGTGCATCGTCACCGCCGGGCGCACCGCGGCGAGAGCGACGATGGGCAAGGAACGCTGCTCTGACGCCTGACATGCGACAGGGTTAGCTCCCGAATTTCGGGATCGTAACATTCTCCCGGGTCGCACCGGGAATTTCCATGATTATCGCTACTGCTACGGGCTTCGTCGACGTGGACGCCGCGCTGTCGCGCGAGTCCGACGCCCTCGACAATCTCGCCGCCCAGGCCGAGATGATGCCGGACAGCTTTGCGGATATTGCCGCGGCGCTGTTCAGCGCGGCGAGCGAGCGCGCCTATGCACTGTCGACGCTGCACATCGCAGCCGGCGAGATCGGCCCCGACAGCCCCGGCATCGGTCATTCGGTGCAGCTTCTCGCCAACGACGCACGGATGCTGCTGCAGGCGCACCTGCTGTTCAAGCGGCTCGCCGAAAACGAAGATCGCGCCCGCTTCGCGCTCGGCATCCCGCGCCTCGACCTCCGCACGGGGGCAACCGCATGCGGGTGAACTATCGGAAATGCCTGCCGGTGATCCTCGCCTATGAAGGCGGCTTCAGCAACCATCCGCGCGATCCGGGCGGCGTCACCCTCGAAGGCATCATCCAGCGGGTTTACGACGGCTTCCGCGCGCGCAAGGGGTTGCCGCGTCGCCCGCTGTCGGCGGCGATGCGCGGCAAGCCGGACTGGATCGCCGAGCGCGACGAAATCTACCGGCTGCAGTATTGGGACGCCGTCCGCGGCGACGAGCTGCCGGCCGGCATCGATCTCATCATGTTCGACGGCGCGGTGAACTCCGGGCCATACCAGAGCGTCAAGTGGTTGCAGCGCGCGCTCGGCGTCGAGGCCGATGGCCACCTCGGCGAGGCCACCTTGACCGCCGCGAAGAATTTTCCGGACCACGACGCGCTGATTGCCGGCATCTGCGCGCGGCGCTTGGGCATGCTGAAGAGCCTTTCAACGTGGCCGGACTTCGGCAAGGGCTGGCAGACGCGGGTCGCCAACGTCAAGGCAATCGGCCAAGCCTGGGCCAGTGGTTCGGTCGGGCCCGCGCCGGTTGCAGAGGGCAGCGGCCGCGCCTACGCCAGCGACGTCGTGCAGCCGATGGTTGACGCCGGCACCGCCACGAAGGGTGCGGTGGGCGGCGGCAGCGTGGCCGGCCTGGTCTCGACCGCGAAAGACCAGCTGCAGCCCCTCGTCGGCACGTCCGACTTCGTCGATCGAATCTATCTGATCCTGATCGCCGCCGGCGTCGTGATCGGGCTCGGCGCCGCGGGCTATGCGCTCTACGCCGACTGGCGCACCAAGAAGGCGCAGCGCGCGATCGACGGCCACGTGCTGGCCGAGGTTCCGGAAGGGCAGCCCGCATGACGATGTTGCGCAATGCCCTCGCGTGGTTCGACCAGCTCACCGCCGACGTGTTCTGGACCAGCGCGACATCCTATCCCGCCCTCGTCCTGCTCGGCCTGGTCGCCGGCGTCGCCTTCGTCGTCGCGCACCTGCCCCTCGTCGAGAAGCTGTTTCCGCCGGTCGCGCCCTACATCCGCGCTGCGTCGCTCGCGAGCGTGGTCGCCGCCTCGGCGCTGCTGTTCCTGGTCGGCTTCCGCGTCGCCGACGCTCGGCGCGAGGTGGATCAGCTGCGCACGGAGCTGCTGTGGAAGACGGTGCAGATCGAGAATCTGGACGCAACCGCGCGCGATGCGGAGCGGTTGCGTCAACAGGCCGATGCGCGCCTGGCGGAGACGAAGGGACAGCTCGATGAATGGCGGACGATCTATGGCGACAAGCCGGAGGCTGCTTGCGCTTTTACTCCCGACGATCTTGGCCGGCTGCGCGTCCTCCAGCGCCGTCGCGCCCGCCAGCCCTAACGTGCAGTTGTCGAGGGAGTGCGAGACGTTGGCGAAGGAAAGTGAGCATCCGCAGCTGTCGCTGAGGACCAATCCGAAGCTCGCGGTCGGCGAGTATGCGGTGGCCCTCAACACGGCGAACGACAACCTTGGCGCGACGCGGGAGTGTCAGCGCCTGCAGCGCGAGCGGCTCGCGGGGGGAGAGTAAGGTGGGAGATTGGGGCCCCTATGCGAGCTGGGTTGCCGTCGCACTGTCGGCGATGGCGCTGGCTTATACGATCATCGCGAACAGACGCAAGGACAGCGACGCGAAGCTTGCGGCGATCGACGTCAAGCTTGAATCGAAGGCCAGCAAGAGCGTGGTCGATGTCCTGGTCGGCAAGGTCGACAAGATCGAGGACCGCATCACCATCATCGACAGCGACCTCAAGCACCTGCCGGACAAGGACGTCACGCATCGGCTCGAACTCGCGATCGCCAGCATGCGCACCGAGGTGCGCGAGTTGGCGGCCACGGTAAAGCCGATCGGCGCAACCATGGGACGGGTGCAGGAAGTGCTGCTGGAAAGGATGGCGGAAAAATGAGGGACGTGATCCGCGAAGAGGCTCGGCTGATCATCCTGCGCGAGCTCTATCAGCAGACGAACTATGCGCTGCACGATGGCTTGCTGCAGGCCGTCCTTGAATCGTTCGGCATTGCGAAGTCCCGCGACTGGATTCGGGATGAGCTCAACTGGCTGGAAGACAAGGCCGCCATCACCCGTTCCGATCAAGGCAGCGTCGTTGTCGCCCGGCTGACGCCGAAGGGCATCGAGCACGTCGAGCACCGGCTCGTCATCGAAGGCGTGAAGCGCCCGACCCCGAGGTGATGCCATGGCGAAGGGCACCGCCAAGCGGGGGCGGCTGTCGTCGCTCGATACGCTGCCGGCTTGGGCCGACGAAACCAAGATGTGGGCTTTCGGGGAATTGAAGGCGAGGCAGCGGGCCGCGCTGGAGATCCTCGACGAATTCAACGCCCGGCTGCGAACCGCCGCGTGGGAGAACGGCGTTACCGATCCGCCGCAGATCTCCAAGAGTGCCTTCAATCGCGCGTCAATGCGCCTTGCAGTACTCGGCCGCCGGCTGGAGGAGACGCGCGAGATTGCGCGGGTGCTGGCCCCCAAGTTCGACCAGGCCGGTGACAACTCGGTGACGTTGCTCCTGGCCGAGACCATCAAGACCCTTGCACACGAGATGCTCTCCAATGCCGGCGAGCTTTCCCCGGATGGCGAAACTGCCAACATGCTGATGCTGACTTCGCGGGCGCTGAAGCACTCCGAAGAGGCGAAGCGCATCAGCGCGGACGGCCGGCGCAAGATCGAGGCCGAGTTCAAGGAGAAGGCGGAAAAGGTCATCGACCGCGTTGGCCAGGAGGCCGGGCTCTCGGCCGAGCGCATCGCCCAGCTGCGGCGCGACTTCCTCGGCGTGAGGCCGAAGCCTGGAGGCGGCGATGCAGCAACCTGACGCGCCGGTTCTTTCCCGCGTCGACGGCGAGCTGCCGCACGAGCTCCTGCGCGGCGGAGAGATTCCGGCTGACCTCGATCCGCTCGCCGATGGCGTCCTTATGCGTCACCAGGCCGAATGGCTCGAAGACGACGCCGATCTGAAGCTTGCGGAAAAAGGCCGCCGCACCGGCATCACCTTCGCCGAGGCGCTGGACGCGACGCTGATCGCCAGCGCCAAGAAGTCCGCAGGCGGCTCGAACTACTTCTACATCGGCGACACCAAGGACAAGGGCCGCGAATTCATCGGCTACGTCGCCCACTGCGCCAAGATTATTGCCGGCGAGCTCGCCGGCATCGAGGAATTCTTGTTCGAGGACGAACAGGAGGATGGCAGCACCAAGTTCATTTCGGCGTTCCGCGTGCGCTTCGCGTCGGGTTGCCGCGTCGAGGCGCTGTCCTCGCGGCCCGAGAACATCCGCGGCCTGCAGGGCACCGTCTGCATCGACGAAGCGGCCTTTCACCGCGACGTGCGCCAAGTGCTCGACAGCGTCAATGCGCTACTGATCTGGGGCGGCAAGATCAGGGTGATCAGCACCCACAACGGTGTGCTCAACCCGTTCAACGAGCTCGTCCGCGAAGCGCGGGCCGGCAAGACGCCGTTCTCCTGCCACCTGATCCCGTTCTCGACGGCGGTCGCCAACGGGCTCTACAAGCGCGTCTGCCTGATCCGCGGCCAGGCCTGGACATCGGAAGGCGAGATCGCTTGGGAACAGCGCATCCGCGGCGCCTATGGCCCGCGCACCACGGCGATGCGCCAGGAGCTCGACGCCATTCCGGCCGAGTCGGAAGGCGCGGCATTGACCCGCGTCCAGATCGAGGCCTGCCAGATGCAGGGCATCCCGATTGTGCGCTGGGCCTGCACCGACGAATTCAAGAATGCTCCGGAACACGCCCGCAAGGCGGACGCGCTCGACTTCTGCGCCAGCCAGCTGCTTCCCGTGTTGAGAGCGCTCAACCCGCTGCGTCAGCATGTGTTCGGCGAGGACTTCGCGCGCACGGGCGACCTCACGGCCGTGCTGGTGTTCGAGGTCGGCGCCGATCTGATCCGCCGCTCGGTGTTGCTGCTGGAGCTGCGCAACGTCCCGTTCGATCAGCAGCGCGACGTGCTTTTCTACGTGGTCGAGCGACTGCCGCGCATGTCCGGCGGGATGCTGGACGCCACTGGTAACGGCTCCTATCTCGCGGAGGTCACGGCGCAGAAATTCGGATCGTCGATCGTCGAGGTAAAGCTCTCGGAAGAATGGTATCGGGTCAACATGCCCGCCTACATCGAAGCGTTCAGCGACCGCACGCTAACCCTGCCGGCGGACGAGGACGTGCTGCGCGATCATCAGGGCCTGCAGTACATCGGCAAGATCATCAAGGTGCCGGATGATCATGCGACGCGCGGCGCAGACGGCGGCAATCGCCACGGGGACACCGCGATCGCCGGCGCGCTCGCGTTCGCGGCGTCGCGCGCCAATCTCCCGGAATACGGCTACGAGACGGTCGGCGATAGCGGCCGGTCCGAAGAGCGGCACTGGAGCGAGCGGCAGCGGCCCGAGCGGGACATCCTGGCCGGCAACCGGCGCGAAGCGCTGTGGTGAAGCCCGATGCCGCACGTTGTCGACAACATTTTGAAGCGGGGTTGACCCCATCATGAGCGACACACCCACGATCCTCGACGCCTACGGGCGGCCCTTGCCCAAGCGGCCGGAGACGCGCGAGGTAGCAGAGCCGACGCTGACCGGCGTGCGGTCGCTCTGGCAGGAGCCGGTCGCGTCCGGTCTCACGCCCGAGCGGCTGGCGCGCGTGCTGCGGCAATCGGCCGAGTCAGGCGGCGACACGCGCGAGTATCTGACTCTGGCCGAGGAGATCGAAGAGCGCGAGCTGCACTACCGCTCGGTGCTGTCGACGCGCAAACTTGCGCTCCGCGCCATCGTGCCGGTGGTCGAGGCCGCCAGTACCGATAAGGCCGACGTCGAGATCGCCGACGCCGTCCGCAAGCTGGTCGCGACGCCGGCGTTCCGCGGGGTCATCGTGGATCTGTGCGACGGTCTCGCGAAGGGCTATTCCGTGGTCGAGATGCTGTGGTCGACCACCGCCTCCAGCTGGATGATCTCCGGCTTCGAGTGGCGCGATCCGCGCATGTTCCAGTTCGACCGCACCACCGGGATGAAGCTGCGGCTGCGCGAGGACGGCAACATCGACGGCCAGCCGCTGCAGCCGGCGAAGTTCATCGTACACCTGCCGAAGCTCAAGTCCGGCCAGCCGATCCGCGGCGGTCTCGCGCGCGTCGCGATGTGGGCGTTCATGCTCAAGTCCTTCTCGCTGAAGGACTGGATGAACTTCCTCGACGTCTACGGCATCCCGTGGCGCATCGGCAAATGGCATCCGGGCGCGTCGAAGGACGACAAGTCCGCGCTGCTGCGCGCGGTCGCCAACATCGCAAGCGACGGCGCCGCCATCATCCCGCAGGCGATGATCATCGAGCTGCTTGAAGCCCGCGGCTCGAAACAGACCGATGCCTTTGAAAAGCTCTGCAAGTACCTCGACCTGCTGATCTCCAAGCTCGTGCTCGGGCAGACCACCACGGTCGACGCGGTGTCGGGCGGCCATGCCGTGTCCAAGGAGCATCAGGAGGTCCGCCGCGAGCTGCTCAAGGCCGACGCGGACGAACTCGCCGCGACCATCCAGCGCGACATGGTCGAGCCGTTCGTTCTCTACAATTTCGGGGTGCCGAAGAACGGCATGCCGCTGCTGACGTTACCGGTCACCGAGCCGGAAGACATCAAGGCGATGATGGAGGTGCTGCGCGACTTCGTCGATCGCGGCGGCCGCGTCAGCGAGGCCGAGGTGCGCGACCGCATCGGCTTCGGCGATCCCGGCGCGGACGAAGTGTTGCTTCAGCCGCGCACCACCGGGCAGCGCCAGGCGCTGAACCGGATGCGATGCGTCGACTGCGGCGGCGTGCATGACGTGAGCCTCAACCGCGAGCGCACCCTCACCGAAACCGACCGCCTGGCGCAGGACTACGCCGACGACTGGCGCGAGGTGATGCCGCCGATCGTCGATCCGCTGTTGGCGCTGGCGCGGGAATGCGGCTCGTTTGAAGAGTTATTGGAGCGGTTGCCGTCCGCCGCGCGCAGGATGGATTCGTCCGCGCTGGCCGACCGGCTGGCGAAAGCGACCGCGATCGCGCGCGGCCTCGGCGATGTGGATGCGTGATGCGGATCGGCCTCGACGAACGCAACTGCTGGGTCATCCGCTCCAGGCGGACGCGTCCATGTGGCCGTGTCGACGTGATGTATTACGAGACGCCGGCCATCTGGAATCGGTCTCCGGCGCTTGCGACCATCTTCCGCACCTATGAAGCGGCCGACGCGCATCTCAACATGTATCACCACCGAGACGCTGCGCCGAAGGGCTGGGCCGACGGCTCCACCGAGGTGATGGACGTCGTGCCGCTCCTGGGCGCGCTGAAGGTACAGCAGCGTGGCTGACGACATCCGCACCCATGAGGTCACGCCGCCCGCGGATGTGCTCGATTACTTTCGCGCGAAGAAGCTTTCGCCGGCGTTCTCCTGGCTCGATGTCTGGGGCCAGGAGCACGCCCACGCCTTCACCGTCGCGAAGGCCGTCGACGTCGACGTGCTCGCGGCGTTTCGCGGCACCATCGACGACGCTATCACGCGCGGCCTCGGCTACGACGAATGGGTGCGCGAGCTCGAACCGAAACTGAGCTCGCTCGGCTGGTGGGGACGCCGCACCGTCGAGGATGAAAGAACCGGCGCGCGCAAGCTGGTGGATTTTTCCTCGCCGCGCAGGCTCCAGAATATCTTCTGGAGCAATATGCGCGCGGCTCGCGCCGCCGGCCAGTGGGAGCGCGCCCAGGCCAGCAAAGACGTGCTGCCGTACTTCTTGTATGTCGAGACCACCGCCGCAGATCCTCGCCAGGAGCACCTGCAATGGGTCGGCACCATCCTGCCGATCGATCATCCCTGGTGGGATACCCACATGCCGCCGAACGGCTGGGGTTGTCAGTGCGCGGTGCGCCAGATCGGCCGCGCCGAAGCGAAGCGGCTGGGCGGCGTCTCCGCCGATCCGATCGTTGACACCACCACATTCGAAAATCGCCGCACCGGCGAGCGCGTCGAAGTGCCGATCGGAATCGATCCGGGCTGGCACACGAATCCGGGCAAGAGCCGCAGCGTCGGTCTCGCCCGCGTGCTCGCCGACAAGATCGGACGCATCCCAGAGCCCGCGCAGCGCCGCGCAGCGAACGGCACCAACAACCGCTCCGAGCGGTTTGAAAAGCTGCTCGACACGAAAAAGCCGAGCGGCCTGGCGCTGCCTGTCCTCGATCTTCCCGAAAGGCCGAAGGGGGCTTCCACCTCAGTGGTGTTGCTGTCCGACGCCACCGCGCTCAAGCAACAGAAGCATCCGGAGGTCACGCCGGAGGCGTATCAGTTCATTCTGCCGCGGCTGGTCGAGAGCGGCGAACCGACCGCAACCGGACGCTGGCTGCATTTCATCGCGATGCTCGGCGAGCGGCTCTGGCACGCCGTCGTCAAGACCACTGGGGACGGCTCGGCAAATTACCTGACGACATTCCACCGCATTCGACAGGGCGACGTTGCGCGCCTGCAGCGCCAGATCGAGCGGAAAAGGACGGGGGAGGAAGAGTGACGTCGGGGAGGTCGTTACCCCTCCGCAGCTCATGACCGGTTGAACGTCTGACTCCGGCGTCACGATCCTCAAGATAGGCGATTTTCCCGAAATTTCAAAATCGGCCACAGGGCGCGTTTAGCCCCCTGGAGGCTCCACTGGGTGCCGGTCGCCCCGGCCCCGGCCCCGGCGGGCTTGAAAACCCCTTGAACGCCGCCCTCTGACAGCCCTCGGGGCTCCCGCTCCGTCACCCCTGACAGGCGATTGCCAAAACGACCCCCCGACCGGCATAGTGGCCGGGCTGCTTCGCGGCATCGGGGCTGACACCTGTCAGGGTTCGGAGCGGGCAAGGCCGCTGCCATTGTGGCGGCCATGTCGACGCAGCTTTCCACCGCCCAATCTTTCGTAGCCGTCGCCCTCAATTCTGAGGGGACGGTGCCGACGCAGCTCGTCCTGTTGCCGGCCGGCGCGATCCGCGGCCGCGACGGCCGGATGTTCCTTAACGACCAGGCCGACGCCGTCGCCGCCGACTTCGCCGCCGGCAACATCGAGCTGCCGATCGATATCGAGCACGCCACCGAGCTCAAGGCCCCGAAGGGCGAGCCGGCGCCGGCGCAGGGCTGGATCAAGCGGCTGACCGCGCTCAATGGCGAACTGATCGCCGACGTCGAGTGGACCAACGACGGCGCCGGGCTGATCCGCTCCAAGGCGTACCGCTACCTCTCTCCCGCATTCCTTCATCGGAAGGATAACGGCCGCATCACGCGGCTGCTCTCGGTCGGGCTGACCAACAAGCCCAACCTCGAACTCCCAGCTCTCAATTCCGCAACCAAGGAGACCGGAATGGACCGCGCAGCCATCGCTGCGGCGCTCGGCATCGCCTCGACCGCGACCGACGCTGACGTCATCACCGCGATCAACTCGCTCCGCACGAGCATTGATCGTCCCGACCCGACCAAGTTCGTGCCGAAGGCGGACCTCGACGCCGCGCTCAACCGCGCCACCACCGCCGAGCAGAAGCTTGCCGACCAGGACAAGCAAGCCAACGCCGCCCGCGCCATCGCCCTGGTCGATCAGGGCGTCAAGGACGGCAAGATCGCGCCGGCGTCCAAGGACCACTACCTGGCGCTCTGCCGCCAGGATGGCGGCTACGCCCAGGTTGAAGCGCTGCTCAAGACGCTGCCGAAGCTCACGGACGCCAGCGGCCTCGATCGTCGCCCGCCCGATCAGCCGGCCGGCACCCTCACCGCCGAACAGGTCGCGATTTGCAGCCAGCTCGGCATTTCCGAAGACGACTACAAGAAGGAGCTCGCGGCCCGGTCCGCGTGACGCATCATCATGTCGCTTGCAAGTGAACGAGAGACCCGGGAGCGCAGCGGCGAGGTGTACGTCCTCGGCGTTGCCGCCAACGTCACCCTGTTCCAGGGCGCGCTCGGCTGCGCCAACGCCTCCGGCCACGCCACGCCTGGCGCGGTGGCGACCACGCTGGTGGCGCTCGGCCGCGTCGAAGAAACCGTCGCCGGCGGCAGCGTCGCCGGCGTGAACAAGGTCCGGATCAAGCGCGGCACGTTCTTGTTCAAGAACTCCGTCGCCGATCCGGTCACCGTCGCCTCGATCGGCCGCGATTGCTTCGTGGTCGACGATGAGACGGTCGCGGCAACCAACGGCACCAACACCCGCTCGAAGGCCGGCATCGTCCACGATGTCGACGTTTCCGGCGTCTGGGTGCGTTTCTAAGGGGCATCAGCACGATGATCATCAACCGCACCAACATCGCCAACCTGCAGGTCGGCTACCGCTCGACCTTTCAGAAGGCCTTCTCGGCCGGCGAGGCGCTCTATAAGCGCGTCGCGACCGTGGTGCCGTCGTCGACGGCGACGGAAGCCTATCCGTGGCTCGGGCAGCTGCCGCGCATCCGCGAGTGGATCGGCGAGCGCGTGATCCGTTCGATCACCACCGAAGGCTACCAGCTCACCAACAAGCCGTTCGAGCAGACGGTCACCGTGCCGCGCACGGCGATCGAAGACGACACCTACGGCGTGTTCTCGCCGCTGATCGGCGCCATGGGCGAAGCCGCGGGGGTCTTCCCGGACGAACTGGTGTTCGGCGCGCTCGCCAAGGGCTTTGCGGCCAACTGCTACGACGGCCAGTACTTCTTCGACACCGATCATCCGGTGCGTCAGGAGGACGGCTCGATCACGACCGTCTCCAACATGCAGGCCGGCGCGAACCCGCCCTGGTTCCTGCTCGACGTCTCGAAGATCGTGAAGCCGCTGATCTTCCAGGACCGCAAGAAGTTCGAGTTCGTCGCCAAGGACGATCCGCAGAGCTCGGATGACGTCTTCATGCGCAACGAGTTTATTTACGGGGTCTATGGCCGGATGGCCGCCGGCTATGCGTTCTGGCAGCTCGCCTTCGGCTCCAAGGCCACCCTCGACAAAACCAACTTCGACGCGGCCTACGACGCGATGGCGAGCCTGAAGGGTGACGAAGGCCGGCCGCTCGCCATCAAGCCCGGCCTGCTCGTGATCCCGCCGCAGCTGCGCAACGCCGCCAATGAGATCGTGGCGGTGCAGCGGCTCGCCAACGGCGCCGACAACCCGAACTTCAAAATCGTCGACGTCATGATCGCGCCATGGCTGGCGTGATCGGGACGGCGCAACCGAGGTCAACATGAGCCAGTCCAAACCCGTTCAGCATCCGGCCTTAAGGGTGAAAGCATCGCTGCCCCGCCGTTATCGCGCCGGCCTCGCCTTCGGCGCCGAGCCGGTCACCATCGAGGCAGGCACGCTCACCGAAGAGCAGCTCAAGGCAGTCGTCAGCGATCCGTTCCTCGGCGTCACCGAGCTCGCCGACGAAAAGAAGAAGGTGAAGCCGCCGAAGCCTGAGAAGGACGGTCCCGCCGAATCCGATCCGGCGAAGGGCGCCGATCTCGACAAGAAGGGCGGCTAGCGCCCCAGCCTCCGCACGCGAGCGTCGGCGCGTGCGTGACGCGGACCGCAAGGTCCGCCCTGGCGAGGACGGTCCTGCATCGCCGTCCTCGCCACCCAACTCCCGCAGAGGCAATGCATGTACGCCACGCGATCCGACATCGAATCCCTCTATGGCGCGGACGAGCTCCGCGGCGTGCTCAATCTGGCGCGCAACCAGGTCGAGCTGTCGGCCGAGGACATCGCCCGCGTCGATCAGGCGCTGGTCGACGTCGGCAGCCTGATCGATTCGTATCTCGGACCGCGCTACAGCCTGCCGCTGCCGCTCGTCCCCCAGGTGCTGCGCGCCTTTGCCGTCGACATGACGATCTATCGCCTGGCGTTGCGCAACGGCCGGCCGCGCGACGAGCTGCGCACGCGCTACGAAGACGCCGTGAAATTCCTGATCGCGGTCTCGACCGGCAAGGCCAACCTGCCGGGCGTCGACGGCGACAGCGCGCCGGGTCCGGAGGCATCGGACGGCTCCAGCGAGGACGTGCAGTTCGTCACCAGCGGCCGCCGCGTGTCGCGCAATTCGGGGCTGATGACGTGAGCATCTCCATCGTCGTCAACACCCACGGCATTGCAGCAGCTGTCGAGCAGCTCAACAAGCTCACCGGCTGGCGCGTCGAGCAAGGCGCCAGACTGATCGCGCCAATCCTCGAAAGCCAGACGCGCCGGCGCATCGAAACGGAGAAGCGATCGCCGCGCGGCGAGCGCTGGAAGCCCAATCGCACCGGCACCTCGATCCTGCTGCGCACCGGGCGCCATCTGCGCGACAGCGTCGCCCACCGCGCCGCCGGCGCCGACGCCGTCGTCGAAGCCCATTGGAAGCACGCGCACGTGCATCAGGCCGGGATGACCATCCGCCCCAAGAACGCGAAGCGGCTGGTGTTCCGCGTCGGCGGGAATGCGCAGCCGGTGTTCGCCGGCAAGGTCACGATCCCGGCCCGGCCCTTCGTCGGTCTGTCGACCGAGAACGAGGCCGAGATCGTCGAAGAGCTCAACGCCATGCTGGCCGAGATCGGGGGCGCGGAATGAGCATCCCGCGGCAGCTGCGCACCGCGATGGTTGCGCGCTTCGAGGCCGCTCAACTCGGCTTCAAGAACGTCACCCCGCACACCGGCCGCTACACGGTCGACGACCTCAAGCGGCTGCTCGGCGCGTCGCCGGCGCTGGCGGTCGGCCTGGTCGGGGCGTCGAAGCCGAAACCCTGCGCCTCGGGCGAGGTGCAGATCGAGCTGTCCTTCGCGGCGGTTGTCGTCACCCGGTCCGGCCGGCTCGAAGATGCCGACGACGATGCCATCGACCTCGCGATCGCTGTGGCCGCGAACCTCTCCACCTGGGTGCCGGCATCCGCCGTGCGCACCTGCCAGCCGGCGGCCAACATCCACCTGGAGCCGGTCGCCGACGATGAGGTCGACCAGGCCGGCCTTGCGGTGTGGGCGGTGCTGTGGTCGCACACCGTGCGCATCGGCGCCGACGAGATCGCGGCGGGCATCGACCCAGAGCAGCCTTTGCCCGGCAATCAGGTGATCGTCGTCAACGATGGCCACCACGAGACCATCATCGGTGGAAGCGGCCCATGAGCGCCTTCGACGAATTGGGCCGACTCATTCTCGCGCTGGAAAAGCGGATCGAGCAGCTCGACCGCCGTCTCAACAACACGGTGCGTGAGGCCAAGGTGGTCGAGGTCGACGCCAGCAAGGGCATCGCCAAGGTCGAGGCGCACGGGCTGAAGAGCGGCTGGTCGCCGTGGCTCGCGCGCGCCGGCGACATCATCGAATGGGAGCCGCCCACGGTCGGCGAGCGCGTGCTGTTCATCTCGCCGACCGGCGAGCCCGGGCAAGGGCTGATCCTGCAGGGCGGCTACTCCAACCAGTTCCCGCAGCCGTCGACCGACAAGGGCGAGCGCCTGGTCAAGCTCGGCGACAACATCATCAGCATGACCAAGGACCGCACCATCGCCGGATTCAAGAACGGCGGGCGGATGATCGCGAAGAAGAACCTGGTCAAGCTGAAGGTGAAGAACACCACGCATGTGGTGCTCACCGAGAACGGAATCATCGTGTCCCACGCGCCCGAGCTCGGGCCCGACCCGGACAGCGACTGAAGAAGGAGAAGCGCCTTGAAGTACACGGTCATCAACGAAGGCTGGCTCGACGGCAACTACCGCGCCAAGGGCGAGATCTTGGAGATGTCGGCCGAGCAGGCCAAGTGGCTGCTGAAGGCCGGCTCGATCGCGCCCTGCGAGCCGGCAAAGCCGGAGCCCGCGCCGCCGGCGCCTGATGCGAAGGTTGCGGAGAAGCCGAAGCGCAGCAAGGACGTCGACTGATGCGCGGCACGTCGGCCGTCAGCCTCACGCCGCTGGAAGGATGGGATCACGTGGTGCAGTCCATCACCGACATCCTGACCACGCCGCTTGGCTCGCGGGTGCTGCGGCGCGACTACGGCTCCATGATTCCGGCGCTGCTCGATCGGCCGATGAACGAGATGACCGTGCTCGACTTCGTCATCGCCACGGCCGACGCCCTCGATCGGTGGGAGCCGCGCGTGCGCCTGGAACGGGTGCAGCTGGTCGAGGCCGGCGCCGAAGGCGTCGGCGCGCTGGATCTCGACCTGGTCTACCTGGAGGACGGCAGCACCGTCACGGCGAGGGTGGCGCTATGAGACAGCCCTCGACCATCGACCTCTCGCAGCTGCCGCCGCCGGCGCTGATCGATGCGCTCGACGCGGAGAGCTACGTCGCGGCCGCGATCGCCGACTACAGGGCGCGCTGGCCGGAATGGACTGCGGTGCTGGAGTCCGAGCCGGTCATCAAGTTCGTCGAGGTCCTCGCCTACCGCGAGGCCCTGCTGCGCGCGCGCGTCAACACGGCGGCGCTCGCCACCTTGCTCGCCAAGTCGTTCGGCGCCGATCTCGACCACATCGGCGCGCGCTTCAACGTAGCGCGCCTTGCGGGTGAGGCGGACGAGCGCTTCCGCCGGCGCATCCAGCTGGCGCCGGAAGCGTTCTCGACCGCCGGCCCTCCGGGCGCTTACGAGTTCTGGGCGCTCACGCTCGCGCCCTCGATCGCCGACGCCTATGCCTACTCGCCGCAGCCAGGCGTGGTCCATGTCATGGTGGCCATGGAGGACGGCGCCGACGTCGCTCCGGACGACATCACCGCGATCGCCGAGTTTCTCGCGCGCGAAGACGTCGGCCCGCTCACCGATGCGGTGTCGGTGCTGGCGGCCGAGCGCGTCGACTACACGATCCAGGCCACGCTGCAGATCCGGCGCGGCCCCGATCCGCAGGCCGTCAAGGCGCAGGCGCTGGCGCGGCTCGCGGCCTACCGCGCCGAGCGCTACGCCATCGGCAACCATGTCTATCGCGTGGGCATCACCGCGGCGCTCAAGGCCGGCGGCGTCGACAACGTGCTAATGCCGACGCCGGCCAGCGACGTCGTGATCGGCCAGCACCAGGTGGCGCGGCTGGTCTTAACGGTCATTGAAACGGCGGTGATCTGATGTTGCCAGCCGCTCACGAACACCTGCTTCCGCCCAATGCCAGCCCGGACGAGCGCACCGTTGCCGCGCTGACCGACCGCATCACCGCGATCCCGTCGCCGATCGAAGCGATGCACCGGCCGGCCGTGAGCCCGGCACGCTTTCTGCCCTGGCTCGCCTGGGAATGGTCGATCGACATCTGGGACGAGAGCTGGAGCGACGAGCGCAAGCGCCGGGTGATTGCGCAGAGCTTCGACCTGCACCGCTTCAAGGGCACGCCGCGGGGCCTGCGCGATCACGTCGCCCTGGTCGACGCCAGCATCGTGCAGCTCGTGCGCCCGCCGCAGGGCGCCTATGCCGGCCGCGACCTCACTAAGGCCGAGATGGACGCCTGGTTGCGGACCATGCCGCAGATCCGCGTCTACCTCGCGCGCGAGACCGGCCACGCCGGCGCCAGCGCCTTCGCCGGGCAGGATTTTGCCGATGACGGCTTCGGCTTGATCGACGAAGGTCGCGCGCTGCTCGGCCGCGCCGCGAGGCTGTGGGACCGCGGCCTCACAACGCCGCTGGTGCTGCACGAGCTGACAACGGCGCGCGAGGAGCGGCTCGGACTGCGCATCGAGCGCGTGATGATCCCCGGCAAGGCCGGCCGCGACACGCTGTTCGCCGACGTCTCGTTCGTGGGTGACGCCTTCGTCGACGCGAGCGAGGCGGAGCCGCGGTTCGTCACGTATCGGCAGGACGTTGCCTACCAGCATGTCGCCTCCGCGCTGTCGATGCGCTCGGTGCGGCCAGGGCTCGATCCGGTCGACGTGCGCTCGGAGCGCATCAGCGATCGCGGCGTTGGCGACGACGTGTCGTTCTGCGATGGCGCCTTCGCCGAGGATGCCTTTGCCGGAGACGATCAGGCCGCCTGGATGCTTTACGACCGGATCGTGCTGCACGATCCGGCGCGGGCCGCCCCGGTGATCGATGGCTGGTCATTCTACGACGATGCGCGGCTCGCCATCGCCGACTACACGGCCATGGCGGTCATTGACCTGCAGCTCGAGGCGGAGCCGCGCGCCGGCTTTTGCGAGGACAGTTTCGCCGACGACGAATTCGCCGCGGACGAGGACGACAGCCGCCGCGAACAGGTGCGTAGCGCGATCATCGCTTCGAAGGCTGCACGCGATTGCGTCCTGGTCACCCACAAAATGCGCCGCCCGCTGACACTCAGTGACGGCATCCCGCTCGATGGCAGCTACCGCCTCGGCGGCACCACCACGTTTCGTCTCTAACGGAGAGCAAAACGGAGAGCAAAATGGAACGCATCGTCAAAATCTGGCCCAACCAGAAGATCACATCCGGAGACCAGAACAATTTGGGGCTGTTCGCGCGCGCCTCGCTCGATCACGTCGTCAATGACGCCGTCGATCCCGGTAAGAAGTTCACCGGGTTTCCGGTGACGCAGAGCGGCCCGCTGGAGATCACGGTCGGTGCCGGCCGATTCTATGGCAACGGCCGCGTGTATTATCGCGATGACGCCGGCGGCATCGTGTTGCAGCTCGCCGACTATATCCCGCTCGTCACCAAGCGCATCGTTACCGTTGCCGTGTGGGGCCAGGAGGTGATGACGGCGGTCGAGCCGCGCACCTTCTTGGAAGACGCCACCACGCGGGCGACCTATGCCGATTCGGTGGCGACCGAAAGCAGGCGCCACGCCGAGATCAACCTGGTGTCCGGCCTCGAAGCCGTCGAGCCCCAGCCCGCGGGGCTCGACGCAAATGTGCTTGCCGTTGCCTATGTCACCTTGTCGCCGGCCGGCATCGTCTCGATCGTGGCGGCGGAATCTAACCGGCTCTCTTCGGTCGCGGCCAATACGACCAAAATCAACGGGCTGGAGAGCTGGCGCAATCTCGCCGGCGCCCGGCTCGACACGCTCGCCTCCGATCTCGCCGGCCTCAACGCGCGGACGCGCGGCATGGTCACGCGGAACACCTTCAACGAGGTCGCCGCGGATGTCGCAAGATTGAAGGACATCGCCGACTTGCCGACCGATCTGTCCAGCTATGGAGCCGATCACTTCCTCGACATGTCGGGCAGCGACGACACGCACCCGGACTGGCTGGCGCGCGTCGAAGAAGGCATCCGCTTTCCGGCGGCACAGCAGCGAGTGGCGCAGCTGGCGATCCTCAACCAGTTCGATGCGAACGTGCGGATCATTGGCGGCCTGTTGCTGCCGAAGTACGGCGAGGTCGCGCGGATTGCTGTTTCTGGCAACGATGCGGAGTTCTCGCTCTCGCAGTATTCGTACCAGACGATCCAGATCGAGGAATTGACCCGCACCCGCACCCGCGTGCGCTACGGCCAAACCTATCTCTACTGCACCAATTCGGCCTGGTGGCGGTCCGGTCAATACAACCAGGCGCAGGGCACCTTCGCGCGCGCAGGAGAGACATACGAAGTCATCGAATGGATTCCCGGCGTGTACGGTCCGCAGTCGGCGGCACGGGTGCGGCAGTACTGGGTCGACACCTGGGAAGAGAGCTACACCGAGGCGCGCACGGTCACGGAGAGCGTCTCGGGGTCGATCAGCTCGCAGACCTTCCTGAACTCGCAAGACGGGTGGTTGACGAAGGTGCGGCTGCCGTTCACGCGCGTCGCAACGACGGGTGATGTGCACATCCTGATCACCGAGACCACGGGCGGCGCGCCCGACCTCAACAGGGTCATCGCCCGCGTCACCGTCGAAGCCGAGGATCTCCGGGTGCTCCCGCTGAAGACAGACGTGCCGATCGGCCCGGTGCATCTCACCGCCGGACGCTACGCGGTGGTGTGGGTCACCCCGGGAAATCACTTCATGGCGCTCGTCTCGGGCAACAAGTACCTCGAAGGCTCGTTCTTCCAGTGCACCGACGGCGCCTGGTTCCAGGGGGACCTGACGCGGGACGTGCCGCTGGAACTGCTGTTCGCCGAATTCCTCGCGCCGCGGATCGAGGTGCAGATGCAGCCGATCTCGCTGGAAAACGGCATCGCCAACATCGACTTCCTCACCGAGGCGATCGTCCCCGCGGGCACCGAGATTCACTACGAAGTGCAGATCAATTCGGTGTGGAAGCGCATCGGAACCGACCAGAACCTTCTCAATGGGCTGCCGGCTCTGTTGCCGTTCCGGATCGTCTTCCTCGGCACCACGGACATCCAGCCTGCCATCGCGCTCGGCGCACCGTCGACCGTGACGACGTGGCGCCCGCGCACCGACTTCAAGCACGTGTCCGATACGATCGAGCTCGCGGAGGAATGCGACACGATCGAAATCCGCGTGCAGGTGGAGTGGTGGGACGACGATCGCCACGAGGTGGATTGCAAACTTCTGACCGGCGGCACCTTCGCGACGGAAACCTCATCGACCAGCGTCGAGGAACGGCTGCTTCCCGATCTCAACGGCGCGCAGAACCGGCGCGAGTATCGCTTCCGCTTCGAGCCGGTCGCGCCGATCGACACGTTCAAGATCCTGATCAAGGGGGAGACGAACAATGCGCTGGTGACGTTCCACGTCTCCGAGCGCGTCTACATGGGGTGGGCGGCCTGATCATAGGTAAAGACTGGAGAAGCAAATGTCGAAAGCGCCGAAAAAGACCACGGACATCGATCCCGCCAAGGAATACCGGGTGAGGTTCAAGAAATTCCATCAGGTGAAGCGGCAGGAGTTCCGGCCGCTGCACGTCTACTACATGAGCGGCGCGCTCCTCGCGGAGCTGCCTGCCGAGAAGATCGCCACGTTCGAGGTTGCGGAGCCGCTGCGCTATGATCGATAGCTTCGTCCAGCAGTTCTCTGCGGCGACCCTGCAGGCGTTGACGCCCGCGGCCTGGGATTCGCTGATCAAGACGCTGGACGTCCGGCTGAAGTCGGTCGAGGACAAGAAGGCGGACTTCGACGCGGTGGTCAAGCAGCTCCAGGAGATCGGCCTCGCGCGGATCAACGAGGCGCTGCTGCCGGCGTTCCAGGAAATTGCAGGGCTGACCCAGCTCGGCGCGCTGTTCACGGCGCAGAGCACGACCACGGTTGCGATCGGCACCGGGGCGCATCAGTTCACGATCGCCCTGGCAGGCCGCGACCGCTTCGCGCCCACGGCCTATCTCCTGATCCGCAGCGACAGCCAGCCGGCGGCGGCGATGCTGGGTGAGCTCGTCTCATACGACCGGCCGACCGGCACGCTCACCGTCACCGTCGACCAGGTCTCCGGCGCGGGCAGCCATAGTGACTGGACCATCACACCGTCGCCGGCGCCGAATCTCGGACATGATGCCCGCACCGACAACCCGCATCAGGTGACCGCGGCGCAGGTCGGCGCATACACGCAGGCGCAGATCGATGCGCTGCTCACGGCGGTTGCCAGCGACCTCGGCAATCGCCTGCGATTCGACGCCGCGCAGGCCTTGACCGCGCCGCAGAAGACCCAGGCCGCGACAAACCTCGGCCTCGGCGGCGCCGCGACCAAAGCGCTTGCGACGACTGCCGAGCTTCGCGCGAACACCAACGCCAACGTCATCACGACCGACAAGGCGTGGGACGCCTCGAAGTGGCAGTCGCTCGGCAACATCAGCGGCTCGGTCACCATCGACGCCAGCACCGGCTGTCGCTTCTACGGGACGCTGACGGGCAACGTCACCATCGACGTGTCAAACCTCAAGGACGGCCAGCCCCTTGAAATCATCCTCGTACAGGATGCGACTGGTTCGCGTACCGTGGGCTGGGCTTCCAAGTTCAAGTGGCCGGGCGCACAGGTGCCGGGTGTTACGACCAATGCCAACACCATCGCCGTTGTCGCCTCATGTGAAGGAACGTGGGACGCGAGCATCGTCATCGGCGCGGGCTGGAAGGTGACGTGATGCTTCCGTTTCATCGCCGAATGCTTGGGTCGGCCCGTCCCGTCACACCAGGCAGCGCGAGCTACACCATACCCGGAACGTTCTCGTTCGTCGTGCCTGAATACTACACACTCACCATCGACCTTAGCGGCGCTGGCGGTGGTGGAGCAGCGAGAAATTATACCGCTGCCAGCGGCGCACCAACGCAGATCACCTCTCTTGGGCTTATCGCTGGCGGTGGTGGTGGTTCGTATAATGTATCCCCCGGCGTGAACGCGCCGGGCGTATCTGGCAGCGCGTCTGGTGGTGATACTAACATCACGGGAGGCGGCGCGGCTGGCGGCGCGGCCGGTCTGCTTGGACAACCCGGTGGACCGGGCGGTCGCTGCGTCAAAACGTACACCTATGGAGCGCCCGGCGCTCCCGTGCCTGGCGCGTTGCTCACCATTAGCGTTGGCTCTGGAGGGGCCGGTGCTGGATCGGGCGGCGGCGCGGGCGGTAACGGAAATGCTGCGCTGAGCTGGAATTAAAGAGGATCGTTTAATATGCACATCGTGCGCGAGGCCGTGCCGGACACGTTTGAGGAAGTGGTTTATCTCCCTTCAATCGTCGCGCCTGACGGTACGCAATACCCGTGGCAGATCGTTGACCTGTGGTCTGACGCGGAGCTTGAAACGCTCGGCATCTATCGCGTCGAGCCTGTAGAGACCCCCGAAGGGAAGCTCCTCGTCGGCTATGAGTTCGGCCGCGACGGAAGCGGCAAGGTCTCCTACATCCCCACCTTCGAGGACATTCCGGTGCCCGGTCCCCCTTCGGTGCAGGAACTCGCAGCCTACGCCGCAGAGGCCCGCTACCGTAAGGAGATCGCGGGTGTCGCGTGGGGGGACTACATCATCCAGACCGACCGCGAGAGTCAGTCCAAGATGCTCGCGGAGTTCGTGGCGATGGGCGCGGGCCTGCGCGCCGATCCGTCGCCCTGGAAATTTGCCGACAACAAGTTCGCGGTCCTCAGCAACGCGGACATGGCTGCCGTCTGCCTCGCCGGCCGCGCTCATGTCGCCGCAGCGTTCGCTGCCGAGCAGACGGTGCAGGACGCGATCACTGCCGGTACCATCACGACGTTCGCGGAGATCGACTCCGCCTTCGCGTGAGTGGTCCTGACATGTGACAGGGTTCGTCGCCGCCGCCCGAAGAACTACGGTCCAATAGCACAATCAGCGCATTGCGAGCAAAACCATGACCGATCAATTTTTGCACGGTATCGAGACCATCGAGAATGACTCCGGCGGCCGCCCGGTCCAGACCGTCAAGTCGTCCGTCATCGGTCTCATCGGCACCGCGCCCGATGCGGACGCCGGCAACTGGCCGCTCAACCAGCCGATCCTCATCACCGGCGAGCGCGGCGTGCCTGCAGGTCTCGGCACGGACGGCGAGCTCCCCGACGCGCTCGATGCGATCTTCGACCAGGCGAGCGCCACCGTGGTGGCGGTGCGGGTGGCCGAAGGCGTCAACATGGCGGCGACCGTCGCCAACATGCTCGGCAACCGCACCCAGCGCACCGGCGTCCACGCCTTCACGCGCGCCGGCGTCGAGCTCGGGGTCAAGCCGCGGCTCCTGACCGCGCCGGGCTACACGTCCTATCGGCCGGCCGATGGCGTCAAGGCGATCGCCGTCACCAGCGGCGGCGCCGACTATGTCGCGGGGCAGACCACGATCACGATTTCCGGCGGCGGCATCGTCGGCGCCGCGGCGCATCCGGTGATCGTCGATGGCGCGATCACCGAGGTCATCATCGACAATCCCGGCCAGGGTGGCGCGGCCGGCACCACGGTGGCGACCGTGACCGGAACTGGCGCCGGCGCGACGCTCGCCGTGACCATCGGCACGGTCGCCAACCCGATCGTCGCCGAGTTGTCCGGCATCGCACAGCGCCTGCGCGCCATGATCGCCGCCGACGGCCCGAACACCACCAAGGAAGCCGCCGTGCAGTACCGTCAGGACTGGGGCAGCGACCGCATCATGGTGATCGATCCCCACGTCAAGGTGCAGAAGGGCACGAGCGTGGTCGCGCAGCCGGCGTCGCCGCGCGTCGTCGGCGTCCAGGCCGGCCTCGACAACACCCGCGGCTTCTGGTGGAGCCCGTCGAACCAGATTCTCAACGGCGTGATCGGCATCGCGCGGCCGATCGACTGGGCGCTCAACGACCGCGAGACCGAGGCCAACTACCTCAACGAGCACCACGTCACGACGGTGATCCGCGACTACGAGAACGGCGGCTTCAAATTGTGGGGCAACCGCGTTACCTCGGGCGACAGCCTGAAGTTCTTCTGGTCGGTGCGCCGCACCCACGACATGATCATCGAGTCGATCGAGATCGCGAGCCTGATCTTCGTCGACCGGCCGTTCTCGCGCCAGCTGCTGCTCGACATCGCCGACACGGTCAACGCCTATCTGCGCACGCTCACGCGCCGCGGCGCGATCCTCGGCGGCGTCTGCTGGCTCGATCCCACACTCAACACGCCCGACCAGCTCGCCGCCGGCAAGCTGTTCGTATCATACGACGCCGAAGGTCCGGCGCCGCTCGAACACCTGGTGTTCGAATTTAACAGGAATACCGGGTACTACCGCGAACTCACCGAGCAGGCCGCGCGCGAGATCGCGCGCCTCGCCGCCTGATGGAGGCTTGAATGCAGATTCTGCGAAACTTCACGTGGTGGGTGAACGGCTCGTCCCTCCATCTTGAGCTCGAAGAGCTGACGCCGCCGGCCATCACCGACAAGACCGAGGAGCTGCGCGTCGCCGGCATGGGCGTCGATGTGGCGCTCGGCCTCGAAAAGCTCGAAGCCACGGTCAAGATGTTCACGCGCAACCCGGACATCATGGCGAAGATGGGCATCGCGCCGGGCAAGCGCATCCGCTCCACCTTCCGCGGCCAGACCGTCAGCGAGCTCGACGGCACCCAGCAGGCCGAGATCATCACCATGGAGCACCGGGTGTCGGGCAAGAGCGACACCTGGAAGGGCGGCGACAAGAGCGGCATCGAGTACACGCTCAACTCGATCATGTTCTACGAGCACCGGGTCAACGAGCGGGTGCTGCACAAGATCGACCCGCAGAACTTCGTCTGCGTCGTCGACGGTGTCGATGTGTGGCAGGAAGCTCGCGAAGCGCTCGGGATCGGGTTCTGATCATGCCGGTGCTGCCGCTCAAGGAGCCCAAAACCGTCAATGGTCAGCGCTACGAGGCGCTGACCCTTCGCCGTGCCGATGGCGGCGCCATGCGCCTGCTCGACCGCAGCGGCGCGCTGGGCCTGATGGCCGAGGTCGAGCAGCGGCAGAAGGCCGGCAAAGCCGGCATCGAACTGCTGCCGCCCGGCCTGCTCGACAAGATGGCGCCGTTCTTCGCCCGCCTCGCCGGCGTGGACGAGGCGGTGATCGACGCGCTCGATGCCGACGACTTCATGGCCCTGTTCGACAAGATCGAGGAGGTCATGCCGGCCGGCCCTTTATCGGGGGCGACGCCTACGACCGGATGAGCGAGGCGATCGCGCTCGTCTATCATTTCCCGCCGTCCGAGATCGATGCGATGGACGTCGACCGTTTCGTCTTCTTTGCCAGCGCGGCCGAAGGTCGCTTGAAGGGCGGTTGAAATGGCGAATGTCGTCTCGCTGATCGTCCGCCTGGTCGATCAGTTCTCGTCCCAGGCGCCGAAGGTTGTCGCCGCGATCAAGAACATCGACGGCGCGATGTCGCAGGCCTCGGGGGCCGGCAGCCGCTTCAGCAACGCCGCCACGCGGTTTGCCGGCGTTGCGGCCGGTGTCGCCGGCCTCGGAACGGTTGCCGCCAGTGCCGGCCGCAAGATGGAGGCAACCGTCCGAAAATCGGCCGCCTTCGAGCATGGCCTGGTCGGCATCAGCCGCACCGCCAACATGTCGGTCGAGCAGCTGCAGTCGCTGCGGGAGACGGTGCTCAAGCTCGGCCCGTTGATGGGGATGGCGGCCGATGACCTCAGCGAGGCGGCGGGCGGCATCGTCGCCGCGGGCATCGACCCGGTCAACGCCGAGAAGATGCTGCTGCCGATGGCCAAGGTCGCCAAGGCGACGCAGTCCAAGATCGAGGACATCCGGAAAGCGTCGATCGGTCTCTTTCAAAATCTGGGCATCCCCGCCGACCAGCTCGAAAGCGCCTTCGACAAGGTGTGGGTCGCCACCAAGCGCGGCAACTTCGAACTCAAGGACATGGCCCAGTACTTCCAGAAGATCGCCTCGCGCGCGGCCGGCGTCGGCATGCGCGGCGCGAATGCGGCGGTGGAGCTCGCGGCCGCGGCCCAGGTGGTGCGCCAGGGCACCGGCGATCCCTCGCAGGCCGCGACCAATCTCGACAACCTGTTGGCGAAGCTGAACGCGCCGCAGACCGTGAAGAAGTTCGCGAGTTTCGGCGTCGATCTCAACAAGGAGATCGCGGACGGGCTCGCCAAGGGGCAGAGCCCGCTGGAGACCCTGATCCTGCAGACGAAGAAGGTTTTGGCCGAGAACAAGGACATCACCGTCGGCCACATCTTCCAGGACATGCAGGCGCAGGCCGCGCTGGCCCAACTGGTGGAGAAGTACGAGGAGTTCATCTCCATCCGCAACGAGGCCATGGGTGCGTCAGGCACCATCGAGGCCGACTTCAAGGCGATGAATGAGACGCTGCTCTCGGCCTTGAACAAGCTCGATGCCGAGATCGATGCGCGCCAGAAGAAATGGAACAAGGTCGGCGAGCCGTGGTCGCACTGGCGCACGGAAAAACTGCAGCAGTTCAATCAGTGGCTGGGCAATTTCACTCAACGGTGGCCGCGATTGTCGAAGGCCCTCGGCGCCGGCGCACTGGTGGCGAGCGATGTAGCATCCGTTTTCGGAGAACTCGCCCAGCCCCTGCTGGGGGCGGCGTCAGCTCTCGCGATTGTCAAGTTCTCCGGCCTTGGTCGCGTGTTATGGGCGCTTCTCGCGCCGCTCCGCTTCGTGCTGGGATTTGTCGTCGGCTTCGTGCCGGCGTTGTTGCGCGCACTCGCCCCGCTCGGCGCCGCGCTCCTGGGTGCGCTCGCCGGTCTCGGCCCGATCCTGATGCGCGGGCTCGCCGCCCTGGCTGCGCTCCTCATGAGTCCGATCGGCTGGGGGCTGCTGGCGGCCGCGGCGGCCGCCGGCCTGATCTATTATTTCCGCGAGCCGATCGGCAAGGCCATCACCGAAGCGTGGAGTTGGATCTCCGAAAAATGGAGCGCGCTCGGCGACTATCTCGGCTCGATCGACTATGCCGGCATCTTCGGGAGGCTCGTCACCGCGATCGTCGAGAAGGTCGACGCCGCCAAGAACGCGCTGCTGGAAGCCGGCCGCAACATCATGAACAGCCTGCTCGAAGGGCTGAAGGCGGCAGCGCAGGGCGTGATCAATTGGGCGAGCGGCTTTGTCGGCCGGCTGAAGTCGCTGTTTTCGTTCAACGCCTCGCCGTCCATCACCCCGCAGGGCGGCGGTGCCGCCACCGTGCAGCCGCAGTCCTATCGCGGCGGCGGTCTCACGCCGGCGCCGGCGATGCGGCAGGCCAGCGCCAGCTTCACCAACACCTTCCACATCAACGGCGCCGACAACCCGGAGACCGTGGCGCAGCGGATCGTCGCGGCGCTCGATCGCCAGCGCCAGGCCGGGCTCTATGATGGAGCGCTGGCATGAGCAACGTCATGATGGCGCTCGGCCCATTCCGGTTTTCGATCGACACGCAGATCCTCACCCGCATCGATCGGCGCTTCCCGTTCCGCCACGCCGATCAGGACCTGGTCGGCCGGCCGCCAGGCTCGCAGTTCCTGGGACCCGGGTTGGAGCGCATCCAGCTGCCGAGCCTGATCTACCCGGTGTTCTTGCCCGGCACCGGCATGTCGCAGATCGAGGCGATGCGGCAGACGGCGTCCACCGGCGCGGCGCTGATGCTCGCCTCCGGCACCGGCCGCGTGCTCGGCCGCTACACCATCCGCAACGTCGACGACAGCCGCGACCATTTCATCATCAACGGGATCGCGCAAAAGATCGACGCCATGATCGAGATAGCCGCCTACAATCCGGTCGGCGGATCGTCGTCTCCCTTCAGCCTGTTCGGGTGAGCGATGGCGCAGACGGTCATCTCAATCGACGGCGACATGCTCGATGCGATGGTGTTCCGTGCCTGCGGCCGCACGGCGGGCGCGCTGGAGCTCGTGCTTGACGCCAATCCGGCGGTCTCGCGGCTGCCTGTGGTGCTGCCCGCCGGCGTCGTCGTGCTGATCCCGGACGCTGCCTTCGCTCTGCCGGAGCGACCGGTCTTCAAGCTGTGGGAGTGAGGTGGTGGGAGAGCCGGTAAAGCCCGTCTATTGCTCGTTCTGCGGCAAGAGCCAGCGGGAAGTGGACGTCATGCTGGCCGGCTTTTGGCCGGCCTTTATTTGCAGCGATTGCGTCGACGATGCCGGAGAACAGATTCGACGCATCATCGCCGATCGGCGTGAGCAGGAGATGCTTATCAAAGAAGCGGTCCGTTGCGCCTTCTGTCTGCCGGAGCCGCTGCTGCTAAAAAACGCTGACGCGCCATGACGCCGGACTTCACCGTCTCTGCCGATGGCCTCGACGTCACCGACCGCTTCGCCGGCCGCAAGATCGAGCTCGAAGTGGTCGACGCCACCGGCACCGAGAGCGATTCCGCCGAGATCGTGATCTTCGATCCGCAGGCGGTGGTCCAGCCGCCGCGCCGCGGCGCGATCCTGTCGATCGCGCTGGGCTATCGCGAAACCGGGCTGATCCCGCAGGGCCTGTTCAAAGTCGACCAGGTGAAATTCAAAGGCTACCCGCACAAAATCCAGATCACGGCGAATGCGGCCGACAACAAGCAGATGTTCAAGGAACGCCGCACCAAGGACTACACCAACAAGACGCTCGGCGAGATCGTCCAGGAGATTGCCGGCCGTCACGGCCTGCAGGGCCAGGTCGCCGCCGATCTCGCCTCGGTGAAATTTCCGCTGCTCGCAGGCTCCGATCAGAGCTACATCGGCCAGCATGAGGAGAGCGATGCGGCGTTCCTCACGCGCGTCGCGGAGAGCCTCGGCGGCTTCATGTCCCCTAAAAACGGCCGCCTTCTGGTCGCGCGCCGCGGTGACGGCAAGAGCATGTCGGGCGCGGCCGGCCTGGTAATGATCCGGCCGGAAATGCTGCTCGATCGAGAAGCTTATGAAGTGTCCTTGAAGGACAAGCCGATCCACGGCGAAGTGGAGGCGAGTTATTTCGACCGCGGCAAGGTCGCGCGTGAGCCGGTGGTCGAGGGCGGCGGCGATGGCGGCGTAGCGTTTCGCTTCCGCAACCCATTCCCGAGCCGCAAGCAGGCCGAGGACGCGGCCAAGGGCAAGGTGCGCGAGCTGCAGCGCGGCGAGGGGTCGGCGACCTTCAACTGCTGGGGCGATGCAACGATCCGCGCCGAGATGGACCTGGTCGCCACGGGCATCCGCTCGGGCGTCGACGGCGTGCGGTGGACCATCGAGCGCGTGACGCACCGGCTCGACGACAGCCGCGGCTTCACATCCAGAATCGAGTGCGAGACCAAGCCGAAATGACGCGCCGCCGACCGCCAGCATCCGAAAAGACGCCGCTGGAGCGTGCGGCCGTCGCCATCTGCCGGCGCGTCTATGGCGCGCGGTGCCCGTGTGAGGGCGCACCGAGTGTCTGCCAGTCGATGGAATCGGCCGCCAGGGCTGCCCTGTCCACGGCCTGCCCCGCTCAATTCGAGGCGGTGCTGCAGGATCACGTCGACGCCCTCAAGCGGAGGGCGGTCCCATGATGCCGCCCGCCCTTACCTCATTCCCCGCGCCGAATCCGGTGGCGGGGGCGCAGCGCGCCAACGCTGCGACCACGGGCCTCGTTGGAAGCGCAGCCCGTACGACGAAGCAAAGCCGGATCGCCGTCCCGCCGCCGCTGCACAGGAGCCTGCACAGCACCGCGAGAGGGCCTGATTTGGGCTTGGATGAAAAGATGTTCGAAGGAGTTACCTACAGGCCGGTGGAGCCGCTGAAGCCAGCCGCCGGCTACATCGGCGGCAAGCGGATGCTGGCAAAGGCGGTCATCGCACAGATCGAGCGAGTGCCGCACGAGACCTACGCTGAAGCTTTCGTGGGCATGGGCGGGGTGTTCTTCCGCCGCGAGCGGGCCGCGAAGGCCGAGGTCATCAACGATCGTTCTGGCGACGTGGCGACCTTCTTCCGCGTGCTGCAGCGGCACTACGTTGCGTTCGTCGAGATGCTGCGCTGGCAGGTCGCCTCGCGTCGGGAGTTCGAGCGGCTGATGGCGACCGATCCCGCCACGCTGACCGATCTGGAGCGGTCGGCACGATTTCTCTACCTGCAGCGCCTAGCCTTCGGCGGAAAGGTCGCCGGCCGGACCTTTGGTGTCAGCCCGGCGCTGCCCGCCCGGTTCGATGTAACGAAGATCGTTCCGATGCTGGAGGAACTGCACGAGCGTCTCGCCCGCGTCGTGATCGAAAACCTGGACTGGTCGGAGTTCCTGCCGCGCTACGACCGGCCGGGCACCCTGTTCTATCTCGACCCGCCCTATTGGGGGTCCGAAAGGGACTATGGCGCCGGATTCGAGCGGAGCGATTACGAGCGGCTGGCAGGTGTTCTAAGACGCCTTCAAGGCCGCTTCATCCTGTCCATCAACGACGTCCCGGCCATCCGCAAGGCGTTCGCTGGCTTCGCCATGAAGTCTGTGGCGGTGACCTACACCGTTGCCGCTGGCAAGGCTCGGCCGGCGCGGGAGCTGATCATCATGGACGGAAGGAAGGGTGGATATTGA